CAAGCATCAGGAGATGCGGATCCTTCTGCAAATGAAGTACCAATAATTTGACATTCGTCATTATCGCCTACTGAGTTATAACCACTAACACCTGAGTTAGATAGGTCTACACAGCGAGCTGTAAAAGAAGTGTCACTGCCATTGTCAGTGAGCCCACCATTGATACGAAAGATAGCTTGAGCATATCCATTAGTATCATCTACCGTTTTTACTGCAAATACCATTCCCGGAACTAAATAGTCCACTGAAGCACCACCTGAGGTGTCAACAGTAAAAGAGTAGTCAGTATTAGCGGCAACTGTACCAACTGCTCCTTTTACGAGAAAATTACGGCTTGTCCAGTCAATCTTAGAACGATTCTCTAGAAAACGAAAAACTGAGTCATCAGTTGGAACCTTCGCCACCTGTGAAAGATACACGAAAAATGGGGATTCCTCTGGAGCCAGCTCGGCTACCCGATCACTAAAATCGTATAACCGCCGTCTATCTGGAGCTTGTCCTACGCCTGCACTGGTTGCAGCTGCCGTAATGTCACTTGAAAGCTTTACGCCATTTGTAATAGCCATTTAAGTAACCTCCGTTTATTATTATTAAGCTAATCTACCAGCGTTGCCTGCTTTTAAAATCCTGTCCCAAGAAACGTCTAATTCGCTTCTCTGCTTTGGGTCTCCTCCTTGGAGAACTCCTGCAGACTTGGGCATAGCTTGAACATTCTTAACGGCTTCTAAATTTTCTGACGGAACAGGTTGTGGAGTTCCATTATTTTTGTACTGCCTGAAAACATTAATTAAAAAGTCTACTGGCAGTTGGTCTCTCGGACTCATCGCAAAATTGATAAAGTCATCCATTTCCTTTTCGTCAGTTATTCCGTAGTTTGTTCTAAGCTCATTCTTTAGATTTTGCATAGCAACTTGACTTTGGATTCCAGCCATCTGTTCAGAGACGGCTTCTTGAACCAAAGCTTTTTCCTGAGCCACTCGCAACTTGTACGACGGAGACTCAGGTTTGTAATAGGCTTCCCAAGGGTCAAAAGAGGCTTCATCTATTCCTTCTGGAGTAGGTGAACTCTTAGTATTATCCTGAGCAGGCTTACCCTCTAATCGCTCTTGAATTGCTTGAACCACATCTGGTCTAGATTCTAGAACGTTTTGCAATTGCTTAAGAGGTTCCAAGGATTGTACTTGAGATTGTAGTGAGTCATACTCAGCTTTCTGCCTATCATACATAGATTGAAACTTTCGACTTTCTTGTTCCCAATCAGTTCCATATGCTACTTCAGATTCATCACCTTCAGCTGTAATAACAGTAGGCTTTTTATCTTCTGAAACTTCAGACTCTTCAGTCTGTATAGGCTCATTACTAACGACTTCTACATCTGGCATAGAAAATTGCATAGCGCCATTATCTCTAGCTAATCTATCCTCGTAAGTCTGTTCTTTTTTCTGTGTTGTTTGGTCTTCCATTTTTCCTTTCCGAATCTTTCTACTCTTTACTTGGCAATACCTTTCGATATCCTTTGGTAGAACTTGACTCTAGTATTGTTAACCTTCAACGCCTTCTTCGGCACCCGTGCCCTGTTCTGTGTTTACAGCGAATCTGGCTTGCAAATCAGCCTTGTCGATTATATTCTCCATTCGATTGAGATTTTTTCTTTCCTTATCTTTAACTTGATTAAGGACGGTATCAAGATTAGTCTTGAATTTCTGTGTGATAGTTTGCTTTCTAGCATTAACCGTCTCACGCTCAGCAGTCTGTAAATCACCACGCAGTTTCTTAACCTCACCTTCGAGCTGTTGTATATAACCTTGCATCTGTTGCATAGCACCTTTTCGTTGCAATACACCTTCTTTGTCGTAGATTTCTGTTTTCTTCAAAACCTCGACATCATCTACCAAGCCCAACTTATAAGCATCTAAATACATATTGTACTCAGCCATCTTATTAGATGGTAGCGTTGAACCTGATACTATCCGAACATCGTGCTGTCCTAATGCAATATCGTTCTCAATAGTTAATAGCTCATTCGTCTTATCATCATACATTCTATTGTTTACTGTGAACTCTGTGATATCGTTATTGGGTTGCACGACTCTAAATGTTTTCTTGAAATTATAATGCCCTTTGGCAAAGTTGTAAGTAACTTTACCTAGCATATCCAAGCTACCTTCAATATCTCTGAGTTTAGATCTTCCTCTGCTTTCTCCCATTTCCTGTAGTAAATATGTACCACGTACAGTTTCTGGAGCGCCAGATTTGAATCCTTGCATTAACTCTGAGATACCAAAGTTTAAATCTATATAAAACTCTACTCTCGATATTAAACTATAAAACTCCGAAGCTAATGGCTGTGGAGCTGGATAGTGTGGCTCGCCAAACTCTGGGTTATATTCAATAACCGCATTTGGGTTTGCCCAGTCTCTCTCTAATTGACCAATATCATCAACACTACCTTCTGGCACAAGCAGCTTTAATCCAGCTGACGCTTGCGCGTGACTTAGCGTTAAAGAAAATAATTTATTAATTAGTCTTTGTGAATCCTTAACCTTAGTAACATCTGACTTAGGATAAGGAGTATTTGTCCAAATATTTGGGACTGGAATTATAGGATAAATGTCCGTATTAAGTACTTGCTCGTACAGTAAAATTTGTCCTACAGTTGCTACATGACGGACTCTTGTCTGTAGGACTTCTACAGCTTCAACCAGTCCCGACTCGATGAGATGTGCATTCTCTTGCATAACAACTTGAAAAGTCTCAAGATCTGCAATCTTTTCTTCTTGAGTTTCCTTATTAAATATTCTATAAAAAGGAACTTTAATCTTTTCAAATCTTTCTATAATTCTGTATTTTTCATAACCACCTCTATCATAGTCCTTAACCACATCTGGAGTAAATGATTCTGAAGAGTTTTTTCTTCTTGAATCTGGATAATCTTCTTCGTCTGAGGAGTGATCAATACTATCTATGATTTCAGATAGTTGAGGATAAAGACCTAGTAGCTGATCTTTTGTGAGAATAGTTGAAAGTATCATTGCAGAAGCATCTGAATAATATCTATCTCTTGAAGCTGGATCTACATAAACTCTAAATGGATTTACGTTGGTAATTTTAACATCACCTCTGCCATAGTCTGCTTCTGGATCTAGGTATACATAAAAATAACCTAGTCCTGTAACAGAATAATCGTGAACAACTTGCTTGAAATGAGTGTTACAATCTGAGATATCCCAAATGTATTCAAGAATTGTTCTCCAAACATTAGCTAGCTTATAATCTGAATCTTCTCTTGCGACTGCAGAAAACTTAGGATTGCGAGATGTTAGAAGAGATTTTAACTTGTCGACAGCGGCATATACTCTATCAATGATAAAGTCCCCCTGCCCGACTGATTGTAACATATCGGATTCTTCTGACGAATAATGATTGCCTAAAGAAAAGTCTATAGCATCTCTTGCTTCAACTTCCCAATCTGAGCGAGCATCTCTCCAACGTCTCCATAGTTCTCTATTCTTATGAGCCTCATCGTGCTCTGCGAAAGTTTCTACGTAGTTGATAACTTTACTCCTTAAGATATATCTATGATAGATAATATAACATAAAAAAGCACTAAAGTCAAGTATTTTTTTTAAATTCTTTGTCCAGTAATCCAACTACGGACTACAGACTTAACTTTTTTACTTCTGCTATCGCTATCTTCTGGTTCAAAATTGCTAGCATCAAACCTCTTACTAAGAGGAGCTCTGGCGTTTGTAATCGAATACCAAAGACCATCTAGCAAGTCATCGTTTTTAGCTTTTGGAAAATGAAACATTTCATCCACTAATTCTTGATGATGCTTTTTAATATACATTTTTCCTCTATTCACAAGAGGACATAGAGAAGATTCTATTCTATCTTCTTTTTTTATACCAGATGGTGGTCTAACACCTCTAGCAATACCCGGCGCCATCTTTCTATCATAGCCACTAATCTGGTTTACAGAGTCCTTTATGATTCCTTGAGCTCCTACGTGCTCTACGTTTACTCTCCTTATAGGAGAGTAAAGCTTAGCAAACTCAAATATTTTTTGAGGCATTTCATACAAAGGAAGGTGTTCGTGATAATAATCTATCACATAATAATTTTTTTCGCTATCTACTGCAGTGACCATAATGACTTGATAGTCATTTCCGGGATTTGATTCATAAGCAAGATCTACTCCCATATAAACATTTACGGGAATAACATTCTCACTATCTTTTAAATAGCATTGATTTCCATTGCTGATAAGTTCGTAGTCGTGGTGTTGTATCTTATCTATTTTAAATTTTGCTGTTGCCAAGTCTCTAGCATCATTCATATACTCTTGAGCAAACTTATGCAATTGTCCTACATTCTCGTAGTCTCTTCTTATCTGATTAATTTTTTCCTTATTAAAATAAGAACTCCAAAGAGGCTTACCATCTTCTAAAGCTCTGTGAAATATAACATCCCAAGTATATTGCTCATCCTTTTCCTTTGCATCCAAATAGCCATCATATATGGCTTGCAACGCAGAATCATAGTGTACTATAGTTCCAATCAGCCAAATAGAACCTTCATTTCCTTTTGATTCCTCAAGTGATGGATAGACTGTTGACATAAGCCACTCTTTAATCTCTCTTCTTCTGTCTGGAGTTTTGGTATTTAATTCAGATTCAAAGTCATCAAGTATAATCTTTGTATAACGAGTACCGAGTTCTGATCTACCACGCAATCTCTGACTAGTACCCTTAGCAATAATTCTATCTCCTCGGCTGGTAGTAATTTCTTTTTCAGTCCACTTGCTACCAACAAGATTACCAAAATAATAATTAAGAGCGTTGTTATATTCCATATGAGTTTTAATATACTTTAAATGGTCAACTGCCTGACCCTGCTCTTCTGATACCCAAGCAGCAAATTCTTTTTTGCCCTGAGGATTAAAATATATTTTATGCAACAAAGCTGCTTTTGCCATAGTAGATTTAGAATGACCTCTAGGCAATACAATGCACAATCTTCTACCATCTTTATCTAAAAGCTTTTTTCCAACTTCATAGTGAAATGGAGCTGGAGAAGATTTCATAAAATCATCTGGAAGAAAAAGCTGACCAAAAGAAACTAAGTCATTTGATACTAGCTGAAGAACTCTGTCTTTCTCTTTTTGCCCACTTGAGTTTATGTTAAATTTATCTATCGTACCAATCTCCGCTTTTAATAACTGTAAAAGAATTACTTCTCTGCATCATCTCATCTCCTGCAACGTATACCCATGCAGTTTCAGTAGTGTTGTCATTCATCTCTACCTCTGTTTTTACTCTTCTGTACAAGCCAGAAGCGACTCCCTCATACATATCATATCTATACAACTGTTCATTAGTAACGGGCCTTACCTCTACGACAGTGCCACTTCCTTTTTCGTTTTGTATCATAGCTGGAAATGATTGATGGCCGGGGTAAACAAGAGAGGTATTTTTAATAATACCGATCTCTCCTGTTCCACGTCTTAATGTACCATATACAGCTATTTTTTGTTTCGAGGTTTCATTCCTTTTTTCATTCCTCTTAGCAGGCGAACCATGGCCTGAGCTTTCTCTACTGACGATGCGGTTGCTTTCTTTATCCATCTTCCTCCCTTTTTTACATATACTATTTTACCAGATGATTTGTAAGGCATTATGATATTCCTATTAGATCTGGAATTCCCAAGATCTCAATTCCAAATTCGTGGTTATAAACTGTATCACAGTAAGCACACCTAGCGTAATACTGATTAGTATCCATGTCGTGAACTATAACACAATTGTTAAATAATTGAATATAGCAAAATTTACACTCTTCAGACTTCAAGCTCTCTTTCAGCCGACGCAAGTTTCTTGACATTTCCTGCTCCTATAGCATCTAACTGCTCTTTGGTGAATCCTTGGAATACTGCAACGGATTCTGTTCTCTTTTCTGTATCCATCATACCACTGATTTGCATCAAGGTTTTAATGGCTTGTATCTTATCTCTGTCTTGCGAGTCAGCTCTATCTACTATATTTCTCATCTGTTCCAGCAAATACAGCGGAGTAATCTCAGCGTCGCTTAACACCTTATCTATTTCTTCTCTTATCATTCTTTGAATCCTCTGAGCCTTCATCAATACTTTGGCTTGACCTTCGGCATAAACTCTATTATTTGTGGGAAAAGCCTTTACAAATGCGTCTACTACGTCCTCTCCTTTTGCTACATATTGAGCGAAGAGGAACTCTCTTTGCGTAGTATTCTTCTTCTCGACTTTATGTGCGTAGGCGCTCTTGTCAGCCAAGCCAAATGAGTATAAATTTTTTCTCGGCTCTCCTTCCATTTTAAGATGATCTTTGCATACAAAAGTTCCAAGGGGAACCCTGACGTAATGGACTTGTACGTTTTTGCTTTTCTGCATATTCCCGCGTTTCAATACCTGACAGACTTGTCCATCGTCTGAAACTACCCAGCATCCTTCGGTGCCTTCCCTCCAATTATCCACTAATTCAATATCAGGGTTGTCCCTTCGAAACTCTTCTACACTACTATAAATCGGATGATTTACTTTATTAATTTTTCTCGTAATCATTTCGACTATACCTATAATATAACAAAAAACACTATCAAAGTCAAGTTATCTTGTAACAGATCTTTTTGAAACAGACTTATTAGTGTCACTATTTTTACCTCGAATAAAGGGAGAATGACAGCTGGTACAAGTATAAAGTTTAAATCTGCTTGAACCTGTGTAATAATATTTTTTTGTTTGTTTTAATGAATCGCTTCCACATACTGTGCAACAATTATCATCCAGCATTACTGCAAAGTTAGGATGAGATTTCATATATGGTCTTAGCTTTAGGTAAAGTTCTTCAAGTCCTACAACATCAGTTCTGTTATAGTCTTGCATTCTTTTGAGTGAATTGACATTTCCATTCATACACTCAATCCAAAGATTAAATTCTGTGTCCAGCTTTTCTTCAAGCTTTAAAAACTTAGTAATAAAGTCTTGCTTGTTTGAAGAGAAGGCAAACTCTTTTCTTGCTTGTTTTAATGTATCTATAGTTTTGAATGGTAATGGTGCTTTGATTCCATTAGCTATAAACCTTGCGTTTATCTTTCTTAAATCAAACCTATCTCCATTGTGAGCTATTACAATATCAGCTTCATTTAAAAGACTCCAAATAGATTTAAGAATTCTTTTGTCTTTACGATTCTTAGCTTCATTAGGTTTAAGAATGTCACTCATTACTTCATCGTCATACAACCACTTGGCAGCCCAACTGAGAAGATGCCAATCCATCATCTCACCTTTTTTATCTCTCATAATAGAATTATGCCCAACATATTGTTTACCAAGACTCCAAGTCCATACCGCCATAGGAGTAGTCTCTATATCGAGTATCAATACCTTTGGCATTTCAATGTCATTTCCAGATGGCTTTTTAATTCTAAGGTTTTCAAGCTTTCTAGATACTGACTTGTATGTTCTCTTATATCCAGAACTTTTTAACTTATCTCTTATCTGCTCTACGGATTTATGTCCGTGCATATACTGCTTTAGTATACTTAGCTCTTGTGAATTCCATTTCATAGTTATTTCCGATTTGTTAGTAGTTTGATTAGTGCTGAGATAATTTTAGCCTCTACTCTCAGCAATAGAGTTTTTATCGACCCCACTTGTTTTCAGCAACCAGCTGGGCAATAATACCATAGATAGACAGATCAATGAATGCATCCATATAGGTTTCTTGCGTAACTGCGTTCTTACCTTTGTTTTTGATTATTATTGTTTTGAGTCGATTTATCTTATCATTC